TTCCTGTTCGAAGAGGGTCAGCTCAACGTAGCGGGGGTCGAGATGGATGTTGTCTTCTATCTCTTCCTTGCTCTGCCTTTTGTTGGGGGGTAGCCCCTCGTTGGCCTGACGAGCTGCATCCCGATAGAGCACCTCGATGTTCGCCTTCTCGTTGCGTACCTGCAGCAGGATAGCTTCGTTCAGAGAGATATGAGGGAGTACGTAATTGATCCAGGCTAGGTACTTGGCGTTGGTCTTCAAGTATTCCTGGTTGTCGGTGTCGACCAACGTGGTTTCTACTTCTGGTATGGGGAATGGCGGTGGGTTCTCTGGGATTGTAACCCCCTTCTCCGCCAACCTCTTTAGGACGCGGTCGATGGTATGCCACCGTGCCGCGAGTAATCTTTCTCCTTCATCCGAGATCCCGGGTGGGGGTGGTAGATGGGGCATTAATCTCCTCCATTAGTTTGTCTAGTAGCATCAGAGCGCTACTCTGCTCAGCTTCCAGTTCCATACTGCGTCCTACTAGCTGGTCAGCGCTGAAGGAGTTTAGGATGATTAGGATGCAGTGTAGCGCCATCGTAGGAGCGATTTTATTATCCCATTGTGAGGCCCCTCGATATATGGCGCGCATGCCGATCTGCTGCGCTTTGTGGATATATGTTCTTGGTTTGGCCGCGCCGCACCTATCCCAAACTAGGCGGCACAGCTCCTCGGTTAATTCAGTGGCCGTTGTAGGGGTCCAGGGCTCATCGCCCAGTTTGAGTATGGGTGCCAGCTCTGCGCTGCAGACCCCTACCTCCTTATAGTGCGCCTCCCATATTGGGAGGGCTCTACGTACTAGCCAGCGCATGCAGAGCTGTGCCCGCTCGTTGTCTCCAGTTGAGGAAGGAAGAGTTACATCTTCCCTCCTGAGTATGTGCGGGGCGTCCTCCAATAGGGTTTGTGCTACCAGGAACGCGACTTTGGATTTATGGATTGGGCATTCCTCCTGCCATCCTTTGTGCGGCGCCCATGCATCTCGGAGCTCTAAGGGGGACAGGCGCCACATAAGGGCCTGCCCCTCTCTTCTACCCCTGCTTCGTGTGGGGGTCATTGACGGCCTCGTATAGGCCCGGGTGTTTTGAGTGTGAATACTTTACGCACAGGAGGATTACACACGGTTTTGTAGCCGCAGAAGTCGCAATGGGGTCCCGTCATGGGGTCGGGTAGCGTACCCTTTGCTATGTGCTCCTCCCAGCTAGCAAAGCGTTGCTCCAGCCGTTCCCACAGTCGTCGATCAAAGCGGATCAGCCAGGGGGGTATGGCGGGGGTGATATTTTGGTTGTCTTTATTGAAGTACATGACCCAAAACAGTGGGACGTCCAGGACGGCCATGTATACGTGGACCTGTTCTATGTGTTCAGGTTTCGGTTCTTTGAGCTTGCTGAACTCTGAATCTTTAGAGCTCTTGATCTCAAGCCCGACCCGAAGCACTGGATCGAATCTCCATGTATTTGGGTTGCGAACATGGAAGGTGAACAGCCCATCGCATGAACTATGTATGTTCCATCGGGCTGCCAGCGGTTGTGCGGATGGATGTAGCTTGACCTCCGATTGAAACGTGATGCGCTGGTTGGAGTTCCTTGCCATGTCATGGAAATGGGTCTGGATCATGTCATGTATCCACGTGCCATGGTCCAGTACCTTCTTCCAGTACGCTCTGGTTTCTACAGAGGCAGGGCTGTCGAACACCTTTGGCTCACCCTTCATGGTGTAGACGGCCTGTCGATAGCATTTGGAGATTTCGGAGGCATGGATTCCGGGGTGGCGTACCGATCCATCCTTTAGGTCGGAGAGATACTCGTGGTACAGCACCCCCAACTCCTTGGCCTCTTCGATTCTATCCAATGCGTCAGGCGCTAGTAGGTCGTTGATGCTCAGTAGCGGCATAGTGCTCCCAATCTTCGACGGGTATGAGTACCCATCGATCCTCTGTTGCCATGGTTACTGGATGGCGGAAGCGGAGTAGTACAAACGGGCGTTCTGCCCCAACGCACTCGCTCCTGATCTTGTCCAGAACGGCGCGTTTTATGGTGTACGACCTTTTCGCTGTACTCTTCTCCTCCCCGCGCAGCTTCCCTTTGACCCTGATGTCCCCCTTGGCCGAGGGTTGTGACCCAGACCCTTTTTGCCGTCGTCCCCCAACCATGCGCGCAGTCTCCAGCTCCTCTTTACTGATTCTCTTTCTGAGACTTCTGGTTGGTGGGCGCGGCCCACGCTCCTGAGGTGGGTCCTGCAGTTCGGTACGGGTGGGGGTTTGCTGGCACTCTATGCACAACCAGGGGGTTTCCCCCCGGTAGTCTCCCACCTCTATGTAGAATCGTTGCAATGAGGCGTTGGCTCCACACCGCTGGCAAGTTCCAGTGTGCTCTTCCGGAACAAGGGTTATTTGTAGAGGCATGTCATTACTCCGGCAGCGGCTAGGATCTCTCGGCGGATGACGAATTCAGCATCTGGTTCAGCGGCTAGCAGGTCACGTAGTCCCTGCAGCCCCGCCAGATCTTTGAGTAGGGTTCCAGCGGCTGTGGGTAGGGGATCACCTGTTCTCTTGTCCTGAAAAGTCAGGAGCCCGTCATGCTCCACCACTACACCGTACTGGATGCCAGTAGTGATGAGGGATGGGATATGGTCCCCCGGGGCGCTGTAGCGATAGGTGTACTCCCCAGAAATATTATCGTGCGTACCTGCCTTACCCTTCACCAGGTTCCACTTGATGGTTTTGCCCACCACTCTTTTGCTCTTGTCAGGGCCAGTGGCTTCTTTGTCTTTGCCCTCTGACCATATTTGAGCGTCTATGAGTTTGCCATGCTTCATTGCATGGGCTCCGCCGGTAGTGGCCCAGTCCTTCTCCCATTTGGCCATGTAACTCGGGAGCTCAGTTTTGCGTCGATTGGCTCTGACCTGGGCGGTGAAGATGGCGGTGGTTTCTACCAGTTCGTCGTTTAGCCCGAGGGTTAGGGGGTGGTAACGCTGCATAAACCGTGTGAGCAGCGCGGCGTTTGCCGCTTGTTGTGGGTTATCAGCCAGGGTGTCCAGCGCCGCCTCGGCGCTGGCCTGCAGTACGCTGATTGAGTCAACGGCGATGATTTGGTACACGTTGGATGCGTACGCGATGAGCAGCTTGTCCAGCAGCTCCTCCGCCGTGTACGTGCGTAAGATATCGATCTCCCCGACCTTGCGTTTCAGCTCCGCCCTCTCCTGCTTTGTGAGTTTGGGCAGTCTTCGATTCACGCGGTCTCGGTCGATTTCATCAAGCATTCGGTCTGGGATGGGGACGACACAGCCTACCTGTCGCATGAACTTGTAGTCAGGCAGGAACTCTACGGGGGCGTATAGGATGTTCGACGCCTCACCATGAATCTTTTGGTTCATGGCAAAGTAGTTGTAGAGCATCCACGTTTTGCCAGCTCCATCCGGGCCGGACAAGTAGCAGATGCCACCGGCGGGAAGAACACCACCGGTGTCGATATCGAACTGCATGATCCCGCTGGGGCGGCGCAGTTGAAATGGGTTGGGTACGTTTTCGGAGCTGTCAAGCAGCTTATATTTGGCTCCTTTATTAATCTTGTCGATCACAGCGCGCCGCTTGCGGCGTAGCTCTGCCAGTGTGGTCATCTACTCCTTCTCCTCCTCCTCGAACGGTTCCGTCCCACAATTGGGGCACTTCACGACGTACCACCCATGCCGTTCCAGCGTCTCCCCGCATCTAGGACATTTATTGGTGCTGCCCGCTTTCTTCTCAGCGGGTTCAGGGGTATTGAGGCTCTCATCGACACCATACTTTTCCATGGTCTCCTCCTGCGCGAAGTGCTTCTTTAGTAACCTTTTGAGATACGGTTTCTTGTACGCGTGTAGAAAGATTTTAGTTATCTTTCCATCGCTAGCCGTTGCATACTTTGACGGGGCGCGGATCGTGTACACGCGTAGGGTGGCAAACTTGTTTAGGCTGACCGCCTCGTGCGTGACCAGTGCGTGGATTAGTTGATCTAAGAAGACACCCGTAATCTTCTTTACGGTGTTCTGTGGTACTCCGAGTTCAAAGGCGACTTCTCTGTCCAGATCTGCTTTGTATATCATTAATGTGCCTCCGACCAATTGCGACCTACTCCCATAGAAATGGTTAGTGGAACAGCCAAGTCTGTAGGTAGTGGGTGCTCCATCATTTCTCGGATGATGGGTTTGACCGCCTCTGTATTCTCCTTCGGGCATTCGAATACTAATTCATCGTGCACCTGCAGGAGCATTTTGCACCCGAATCGGCGTTCGAGTTCCCCTTCGTAGTGCAGACGAAGCATCCCCATCTTCACCACGTCTGCCGCAGTACCCTGTATTGGAGTGTTGACTGCCTTGCGCTCGTCTGCCCACCTGTCCATTTCGTTGTCGGACAGGATATGCGGTAGGAAGCGGCGTCGCCCCAGAATGGTCCAGGCGTAGCCACACTCCCTTGCTTCATTTACTGCCTCATCGAAGAAAGCGGCGACTGCTGGGTAGGTATGAATGTATGCGTCTATGATAGCGGTAGC